CAAACTAAACATTGTAAGGTACGCCAGAACTTTAGGTGTTCCTGACAAGTTCCTAGTAGACCCTAACTCTATTAGCGATACTGAAACGTACGTAGCAGACTCTGGTCAACGTGTAGCAGACTACATTAATAACTTAGGGGCTGGAACAGGATTATCAGATGCTGACAGAGAGTACGCTAAATCTATTGTAGGTGGTAATATTACAGTAGATAAAGAATCATTAAAACGCTTATTAGGTACTTTAAAGAAATACGCTGAATACAACATACAACAATATAAACACACACGAGAACTAATAAAAGGAAAACTGGGTCCAGCCAACGAAGGTGCTCTAGCTTTCTTCCCCGATGATTTTTATGTTGACGAAGGTCCAGTACCAACTCGTGACCCGCGAGATGACAGCTACTTTCCGAACGCACCGTAGGATTTTAAAGCATGACTCAAAGAACTCAAGAAGACTACAAAGCCGCAGTTGGGAAAGCCGTAGAAATGCAGGAGGCCGCTCTTCAAGCAGGTAGAGTTGAAGAAGCTAGAGAACATTTAGAAGCCGCTAATCGCATAGCAAAAGAAGCAACCGTTTTGTTTGGCGCGTACAAACCACCGCTTGATCCCAACAGAGAGCCGTTAGACTACATGGGTCTTAGAGGGTACTCTGAAGGCGTGTCTGAGCGTTATGAAGACTTTGACCCCATGAAGACTCTTGCGGAGTTTCCGGGTGAGTTTACGGAGCGTAGACAGACAATAGGAGAAAGACCTTCAGTGTTAACCAGTGCAGCAGCGACGGCTGGGGTAGGTTTGTCACAGGCTCTTAGAACAGGCGGTGCGGTTTTAGGTGAAGGTATTAGTGTTCTTTTACCTGACTTTGTTCGTGAAGGAGCAGAAACAGCGTGGAATACTATAAAAGAAAAGCCGGGAATAAAACAAGGCTTACAAGCTGCCACAGACAGCTTAGAGACTTACCAAGGATGGGCAAAAGAAAACCCTGAGTTTGCTGAAGTAATTGAAACTACGGTTGATGTGGCGGCGTTTACTGCTTCTGCTGCAAAAATAGATGTGTCTAAGGTAACTAAAAAAAGCAAAGACAACTTCGACAACGCTATTGTCGAAGAACGTATGGCTGGTGTTAATAAACTGCTAGGGCCAGAATATCCGGGAGAAAAGGGGTTTAATGACAACCGATGGGTTCCTACTGGAGGTGTTTTAGACAAGTCTGTTTACCTTCCAAACGAACGAGAATTAAAAATACAAGAAGCAGTAGAGTCAGTAAAGGAACTAGACGTTAACAGTCATTTTGTAAAGGCGGCTCACGTAGTTCATAAAGCGGTAGAAACTAAATCAGCAGAACTTATTGCTTTTATTAAAAGAGCAGGAAATCCTAAATATAACATAAAGGAATACGCAGAAGAATTAAGAGTACACTTTGAAAATCTTAAAGACTCTCAAGTTTGGTTAGACTTGACTTCAGAAGCTCAAGTTAAAGTTAATGTCTACCTTGAACACGCCTTAGCTAAACTAAAAGAAAGTAACGGAGATGCTTTAGGTCTTTTACAGCTTAGACGAGATTTTGATAAATATGTTAAGTTTGGTAGTACAACAAACCACTTATCAGAGGCTGTCGAATCAGCAAAAGGTGCTGCTGGTACTATAGTAAGAAACCTTTTAAACGCTAAGTTACAGCGTATAACTCCTGAAGGTGAGGTCAGAGAAAGACTAAACCACCTACATAATTTAATGTTGGGGCGAGATAGGTTAAACCAAAGAAAATTTAAAGAAGGCGGCAACCGTATAATAAGAACGTGGAATAAACTAAAAGACGACTTAAGCTTACCCACAACACCGTTAGCGTTAGCAGCTACTTTTAGTGCAGTAGGTGCTGCGGGGGTTACAGTAGGAGTAGGAGCAGGGGTAGCTACTTACGCTGCTATACAAGCTCTTAACAAAACATCTAGGTTGAAGTTCTACGCCACTATGTTGTCTGGTTTGGATAAAACCATTAAGACGTACAAAAGCGACAAGAATTTAGTAGCGGAACTCAAAGCAGACAGAGCTTACATTGTTTACTTAATGAACGAAGCTAGACAGGAAGAAGAAACCAATGTCAAATGAGTCTTTTTTTGATGAGATCATGTCTCTTCCGGGGAATCGTGTTGATGATTTTATGGATCAAACCCGTAGATTTCAAAAAGGGGATATTGGTGTTGCAGATCAAGTGCTCATGGGAGGAGCTAATGCTCTAGGTATGTTAACCGACATGCCTTTAGCTGTCTTAGGAAAAGGAATAGAAACTGTTTCTGACGCTGTTAGTTCTGTTCTTCCTGAAGTTGTTACAAAAGGTTTTAATGATTTAGCGCAGGGTATAAAAGAGACAGAAGCAGCACAAGCTGCAATACAGTTTGCAAACGAAAACCCACAATGGATGAAGCGGTTAGGTTACGTTGCTGATCTTTCGCTTATTCCAGCAACCAGAGCAGTTAAAACCGGTGTGCTTCCAGACTTGTCTTTAGAAGCTCCTAATAGACAACCTTCTTTTTACGGGTCTGGTAAAGCAGGACAAGCCGCTTCTATTCTTAGAACTTCTCCTTCTGCTTTAAAAGACGCATTAAACCCACAGGGAGCAGCTGCCAGAAGACAAGGTATTCCTTTAGCTTTACGGGCTGAAGCGGGGAAGATAACGCCTGAAAGACGACAGAAAGCTGTTGAGTTAAAAAGGAAAGGTGACGAAAAAAACGAAGAAGAAAACAATTGGTTAAGAGATTATAAAAAAGATTTGTCATTCTTAGAAGGTCAACTAGATCAAACACAGTTATTAAGCAGAGGCCGAGGTTTAGACACGCAAAATGTTGTTAAGTCTTTTGAGAACGTACAACAAATACACGCAGGAACTTTGGGAGTTGCTGTTTTAAACAAAGCCATCTCATTTTCTACCTTAGATAGAAAAAGAATTAAACTAAACAAAAATAATTTAGCTGTTATTGAAGAAAAAATAAGGAAAGATCAAAAAATAGCACCTAATGAAAAAGTCGAAGTAGTTGTTAGAAATCCTAACGCTTTTTCCGACATAACAAAAGAAAGTTTTAAAGGTCCTAGCAAAGAAGCTACTCGCGTTTTTTACGCTAGAGAAGCTTTAAAAGAAAACTTTCCAGACAAACAAAATTTCACGGACAAAGAACTTAAAGAGTTTGTTGCTTTGACTAAACTTCCTGACGACACTCTGTACAGGGTTTGGGGGAAAGACAAAGACGGTAAATTTAGAAAAAAAGTAACAACTGCCCAAAGAAAAAAAGCAAACCGTTTGGAAAGAGCGTTTTTTAAAGCAACCGAATCGGACCTTTACGACACTAACAAAAAAAGATCAGACAGAAAAACCATAGAGTTTTATTATAAGTACAAGAAAGCAGAACAAGAAGGTAAAAAATTAACTAAACCACAACAGTCTATTTACGACGGAATGAAAGCCCGTGTGTTAAAAATGTCTGAAAGTTTAGATATGAGGGGAGACACTGTTTACTTTAATGGATCACATAAATCAGCCGCTAAAGGTCTTGGTGGTGTCAACGATCAATTCATGGTGAACAAAAAAGGAAACTTTGTTCATTTTATGAACGACGAAAACGATTTGTTTGGTAAAACAGTGCCGGGAGATAGTAGAGTTTTATCTGTGGTTCCTCCCAATGGTTACAACGTATTTATGCCTAAAGGACGTACACCTTCTACTCCACAACCAAACAAACAGGTGTTTCAAGATGAATTAGCAGAAATGGGTTCTCCTGCTGTTAACAAGACTAAAGAAGGTATGTTAGAACAAGCAGCGGTAGGTATTCAAAAACAACAGACTCCTGATCTTCAACTGTCTGACTTTCAAAACCTAGCCGCCGCTAGTACTTTATTTACTGGGGCTTCACGAGAACAATAAGGGTTTATATCTCACAACTGGTGTTTTTTTCGGTAGTCCTGAATAGCCGCTTTAATAGCGTCTTCAGCCAACACAGAACAGTGGATTTTCACAGGAGGTAACGCCAGTTCCTCCGCTATGTGAGTATTCCTGATCTCGTTGGCCTCGTCCAAAGTTCTCCCCTTAACCCACTCAGTCAACAAGGAACTAGAGGCAATAGCGCTTCCACAACCGTAAGTTTTAAACTTAGCGTCTTCGATCACGCCGTCTTCGCCAACCTTGATCTGCAAACGCATCACGTCACCACAGGCTGGGGCACCGACCATACCTGTACCTACCTCTCCACTTTCGGCGTCCATTTTTCCGACGTTACGCGGATTCTCGTAGTGGTCCAGTACTTTGTCGCTGTATGCCATGTCTCTATATCTCGCAGCTATTGCCCGTACAGGCTAGTTGTTGTGAACCCTCCGTCATGTCCGAAGCTTCTGAGACGTTCCACTCTATAGACTTAGGAAAGTCTGCTACGAGCTTGCTAAACGTCTTTTTGTCCACCGGCTCGTAAGGAGCTTGTTGGTACGTGTGTTCCGAATAGGGAAGAAAGCTAATGCCACTAACCTTGTCGAACTTGTTGTACAGCCACTGCCCCACCTCTAGGAACTCATCGTCTCTGTAGTAGCAAGTCATAGACGGCTTGTGTTCACACCAGTAGTCCTGATATATCTCCCAGAGATTCAACTGTTCCATAGCTCCCATATCAGTCGCTAAGACAGCGTTCTTAGGTGACTTCACAGGGAAGGAGAAGACCTTAGTAGTAGGAGACATCACGTCGTCCTCTACAGGGACTCCAGCGGCTTCTAAGACGCTACAGAGAGGATCTCGGGAGTCTGCCCTAACTCTTCTAATGTACTGCTCAGAGTAACGTGGGTGGATGCCTGAGGCGCTGTCTACTAGCTGACTCACTGTACCAGAAGGTTTAACAGCCGTGATAGCAGTACTGGCGTTTATGCCTAGTCGTTTAGCCCACTTTTTGTTGGTTGCTATGGCTTCTTCTTTAAGCTCCGTAAGCCACTTCTTAAGCTCTTCTCGTTTCCTCCTGCCCGACATCACGGGGTGGTCCATTATCCCCGTCAGAGAAACGCCCAGAAGTGCCTCTTCTTCTGTGTTGTCCTTCCATATCTTCCGCAAGTACCTGAAGTCCGTCAGTGTTGCCTGTAGCGTTCCTAGAATAGCTGCTGTCCTGACTTTTAACCTCAGGCTTTCCAACGTGTCTTCTGGACGCACAACAACTTCTGACAGATTGCAAAACTGATTAGGTCTGAGGATGATCTCAGAGCATGGGTTAGTCCCGAAGTCGTAAGCAGTGTCTCTCCTTTCGTTCCTCGCTGCTTGACGTTGGCTTGCTACGCGACTAAAGACACCACGTTCTCCTGATCGTGATTGGTACAGGCTCTGCCACTCGTTAAGGAAGGCTTCAAAGTCAGGCTTTTCTGTGTAACACGCGGAGTTGTTCGCTAGACCCCTCTCTGGGTGGTCTATCCACCACTGACCTGACTTAGACCGTCGCAGCCTGTCGTCGGTGAGATTACTTAAGCTTATTAACGCGCTTCTTCTGACGCCGCCTACAACCACAATCTGTGCAATCTTACAGCACAAGTCGTGGCACTCTATTGAACTGAGTCTTCTTCCTGCCGACGCACGAAAGACTTCCACAGTAAACTGGAACAGGTCTACCAAAGGCTCTGGTCCTGATGCTCTACCACCGAACGTCTTAAGTGCTGCTCCTGCTGGACGGACGCCTTCTACGTCCCATTTTGGGACCTGTCCTGTGTACAGCATTGCTATAAGTTCCCTGAAGGACTTAGCCCAACCTATCTTTGAGTCAGAAACGTGGATGACAGAGTCTGTATCAAAGAGTTCTTCTGCTACTTCGGGCAGCTTCTGGACGTACTGTCTTTCAACGCTAAAGCCAACCCCTGTGCCACACATGAGGATGTACATCATCTCGTCAAACGCTTTAGGGTGGTCAATAGGTAGATAGGCGCAGTTGAAACCAGCCACGTTGTCTCGCTCCAAAGCTTCTCCCGCCGTCATCAATGCCCTCATGCTAGGCATGACTTCCATGTTACTGATCTGCATAAAAATGTCTTCAGCTTCTTTGTCTGTTATCTTCTTTTGTCCCATCCAAAAGTCTAAGTAGCGCCTGACGGTTTCTTCCCACGACTCTCTGCGCTGCTCCTCAGGTAAGTATCGGGCGTATCTTGATTTGTGTATGTACTGTTGATATGCGTCCATTAGACTTCGTATTCTCCGTTTGTTAGTATTGTCATTTTTAGTTGGTCGAACAAGAAGTACAAATCATGAGCTTCCATGTTAGAAGATATGACCACAAAATCGTCAGACTTAGCAAAACAAAAAGCGTCTGTATAGTCCTCTAATTTTTCTGTCTTGTAGATAGAAGCAAAGACCTCCGGCACTGTTGCGTTATCTTGTTTTCCAAAACCTCCTTCAATTACTTTCATTTGCAATTTCCTTTATCAACCTAGTCAAGTACCAATTGCACTTGCTTAAGTCCTGTAAAGGTTTTCCTTTTTGTTCGTACCTCCACAGGTATTTTTCTATGTTTCCTTTTAAGTATCCTTTAAACCCTTCTGAGGACACGCTGGCTTTAATAGCTTCTATGCACTCAACGGACCCTGTGTTGTAGTGCTCGGGGTAAGACACAGCGTCCCACTCTTCGGGGGTAATGTCATCAATGCTCATCTTCGTCCGCCTCTTCAACGCTCAGTTCCTCTTCAAAAATATCTAGCCTATTAAGCAACTTGTCTTCAAACCTGTCCAGCAACTGTTCTGAGGTTATTTCTAAAGCCTCCAGAAAGTCTTCAGGATCATAGGTCCTCAACAACCTCTCTTTAATTTCCTCCAGTGTTAGTGACATCGTCGATAAACTCCTGTAACGTATCTAAACTGTACCAAGCTATTCTTTCTTTGTCACACCACTGTGCCATTGTCATCTTTGCTCCCTTCCTAACCTTTTTCTCAGGCTTCATTAGAACAAATACAAGACGCTGGCTCTCCGGTAGACAATCCCTGACACTTTTATACTTCTTAGTGTCTCCTTCTCTGAAGAAACCTTTACACTCTACTAACGTCCCTGACTTAGTGTGAACAAAGTCGGGACAGTAGCGTCGGTGGACAGTGTAAGGAACCGTGAAAGGCTCGTATTCAAAACCTTTCTTAAGAACCTTAGCAACGTCTTCTTCAAAGTAACTACGAAACGGCGATTTCGGTCGGCTTCGGCTCATTTTTTACCTCGACTAAATAACGTGGGCCTGTAGAGTACAGGAAACCTCTTACGGAGGGCCAACACTGCTTTTTGTAGACACAGTAGGAGCAGCCTACGGCTAACTTCCGGTTTCCACTTTTGCCGTCCGGTAAGGACTCGTAGCAAGCTTCTGGCGGCGTTGGCTGCTTTACCATCTTTTTTATTTCGTTGATCCTTTCGCCTATGTCGTAAGAGATTAGGTCATACACCGGAGCCTGTGTGTCCTCTGTGTCGTACATGAGGTAAGTCAGGTGTCCATGTTGTTTGTCCATAGCCAACCAACCAAACTTAGTAGCGCCTTCTGAGTGTGCGTAGCCTTTGATCTGAGCCACGTAACCAAACGGGTCATCATAAGCCAGTGTCCCTTCCCTGAACTTTTTAAAGGCAAAGGTAGACGCTGACTTCACGTCTGTTACTATGCCGTCAATTTTGCAGTCCATAGAACCTTTGATGCCGTTGACTTCACACTTCTTCTGCTCGTCAGTGACCGTGTGTCCTGCTGCTCTGGTGAGAAACAGTAGTAGCTCTTCTATGATGTGTCCGTAGAGGAACTTGACGTAAGTCGGTGGAGTGATGTCTTCACCTTTGTCTACGTCGTTGTAGACGCTCCAGAGGAACTTATCCTTACGTCCTATGTTAGACATGCGGAGCTTGCGACTGTCGTCACGTACTTCCTTAAACTCCTTCCGCATAAGGTCCTTGACGTTTTCACCGAACTTCTCAATGCAGTCGTCAATGTCCACACCTTCTGCTACTTCCTTTGACTCTACGAGTTTGTAGATGTCGCTAACTAAGTTATACGTGTTTTTCATGGTGGTTTATCCATCTGAGTTTACGTGTTTCAGGCGCAAAACCTAAGAGAACAACTCCTAGATTTTTCTGTTCTTGGGTTCTAGGAGATGATGCCGACGTGCTAGCGGTGTTAGGGTTGTCTGTATAGAGTGTTTTAACGTCTATTAAAGTTACTTCTCCGTCTTTAATAGCAACCATGTCTATCGGGCCACTGCCGCCAGCGTTGTGAAAAACTTCGTAACCGTTGTCCCACAACCAAGTGATAGCGTAGTACTCAGCAAAGTCTCCCTTTCGGCTTGTGCTTTCAGAAATAGGTACTTCCCTAATTCCATCGTTGTTTAAAGCCTCTCGGTTCTTAGTTACCATCAGTGTGTCTCCGCCCATGTGTTTCCAACTTTGTACTCTCCGTCAAGGGGACATCTGAGGTTGAACGCAAGTCCTGCTGCCTTGAGGCACTCAACCGCAAGGTAGCCGAACTTCTCCGCGTGTTTCTCTGACACTTCCGTTTGGACTTCATCATGTATGTTCCCTATTAGTTTATAGTTAAGGTTCCACTGCTGTGCATAGTCGTCTAAAAGCACCAGAGCTTTCTTCATCACGATGGCTCCTGCTGCTTGTAACAACGTATTCAGTGCAGCGTGTTCTGATCTAACGTAAAGCCTTCTTCCATCAAGTCCTCTGAGATAGCCCCTGCTACTTGCGCTACCAACTCGTTCTCGTAGATTTTCAAGAGCAGGTGTATTTCGGAGAAATCTTTGTTTAAGACGTTCACCATCTTTTGCGCTTCCTCCAACGATAGTTCCGATCTTTGCGTCTCCTGCTCCGTAAAGGAAAGCATAGATGAAAGTTTTAGCTTGAGGTCTTGTTTCAAGGCCCGCAGCCAACTGGTTTCTTGTGTGTATGTCTTCTGTAAGAAGGACATCAGTAAACTCCTTGTCTTTCATGTAATGAGCCAACATACGTAGCTCTAAGCCACTGGCGTCAAACCCGACTAACTTCTTACCTTCTGGCACAGTCCAACACGAGCGACATTCGTGTCCGTATTCACTGTTACCAGAAGGAACCTGTGCCATATTAGGTGACTGATGTGTCATACGTCCGGTGATAGCCCCGTTGCTAATGACACGACCATGGACTCTGCCGTCTTCCTTAACATGCTCTAGCCAAGAGTGTACCTGCGCGTATCGCTTTTGCAGCATCAGGTACTCGCTGACCAAACGCGCCTCTGGCAGTTCTATCGTGTTGAGAACAGCCTCGTCCACAATTGGATTACCTTTTTCCGTAACCTTCCCAAAAACCGCACCGAGGCTTGATAACCTTTTCGCAATTTGCTGCCTAGATCCCACATTAAACACTTCAACCTTATCTTTAAGCCTCTTGCCTGTTTTATCAGAATACCTTTCATGGACAATGGGTCTAAACTGTCTTTGTAGAGTTTCTTCAATTTCATTTTTCCTCTCCATAAATGTAGCGCAAAGTTCACGAGACAACTCTTGGTCTAGGGTCCACCCGTTACGTTGCTGTTGTTGTACTGAAAACTGCACCTTGTGTTCTAACTCAATAGACTCTGGTGAGAAACAGTCAGACATCTCCTGCACCAAACTCATGTGTACTGCTTCTGTTACTTCTACGTCTCTCTTACAGTACTCTATCATCTCGTCACTTAAGCAGGACCAATCACTATAGTCACCCTTCGGAAAGCCTAAAGTAAGACCCCACTGCTTTAATGAGTGTCCTCTCGTCTTACTGGGGTCAGAAAGTCGTGATAAGACCAGAGTATCTATAATCCTCTCAGGGGCTATCTGGACGTCCCAGAGGCGTTTTAAGACAGGTATATCGTACCCTATCAAGTTATGCCCAACGACGCTTACAGAGCCTCTGAGAGCTTCTGAGAGCGTTTCAGGGCTAGTGTGGACCGTATTTACACCGTTTTCACGGGTCACGACACACCAGATCCTTGTAGGCTCTAAACCGTCAGTTTCTGCGTCAAGATAGATCATTTAGTTACAAATCCTTAATTGCTAAATTATAACAATCAGCTTTAACAATAAACCCGTTGTCCCCGTCTTTTTGACCCTTCTTTAAAAACTTAGCCTTCTTAAAGAAGTCGTCCTGATAAACACCACCCAACAAATACAACAGGTTGTTTCGTTCGTCGTATCTTGTAAAAAAGTACATGTCACATTTCTGGTGCAAAGACGTTTTGGCAATACTACATTCGTAGTAATCCTTAGGATACACAGTAGTTCTTTTTGCTTTTACGTCTATTGTTTCCCCTGTTGGTAACACTAAATCGTAATCTTTACAAGGTGTGTAACGAGCGTTGAACACCTCTGAAACTACAATCTCTGAGATAAAACCAGAGACATTTCCTTCTCCTTTAGTGATGCTGTTTTTAATACTGCCCATGTCTTTTGCTTTCTTTTTAGCCAAAGCAGTTTGTTCTTCTGTTGGGCTTACTGTAGTAATCAAAAATCACCTCCTACTTCTGGATCGGCTACTTCTGTCAGTCTGCCGGTGTCTCTACCGTACTGTAGCCAACAAGCGGGTCCAGTTTCGCCAGTGTAACGATTCTTTAGGACGCGAACAGTAGTCGTGTTCCTAATTTCTTCGTTAACGTTCTGCTGGTCCCGTTCCATACCGATGACAATGTCGGATAGCTGTGCGATAGTCTGTGAACCTCTGAGTTCGCCTAAGCTAATACGTGCGCCGTCCTCGTGTGCTTTTCCCTGCGCCCGCCGCAGATGCGACACGAGAAACAAGCAGATGCCTGTCTCAGCCACGAGAGTTCTTAACTTCGTCATGATCTCGTCTATAGCCTTACGCTCGTCGCCTGACTCCTGAGAGGACACAACGATTGACAGGTGGTCTAGGATCACAAAACGACAGTCCAGAGCCTTAGCCATGTATCGCACACGCGCCAGAAGGTTGTCAGTCGAAGTAGAACCCCAGTGGTCAAACAAATAGTACCTACCTGTGCCTAACGTGTCCTCCCAGAACGGTCTTAGCTCGTCCACGGGTGTGTCTTCCTCTAAGTGCAGAGGACGGTTAGCGGCCACTGACATGATGCCCAGTGTGGTCCTAG